CACTCATTTACTCTGTTCTTTTTATAATAGTTGCTTCTCTTGACAATTACAGTTTGATTCACTGATGACTTGTTTACTTGAGACAACAGTTTTCTACAGTTGCAATATAAGTTTGGGTTTGTATTCACCCCCCCTGTTAACATTGCACACCATGTTTTTCTTAAATACTAATTGATTATTGTTGTTGTCAATCAATTAGTGTGGTCATATGTATTTTATAGTTTCTTTGTTGAACAGGTTGCTATTTATTCATGTAGTTTAAATAAGTCTCTAATAAAAGACAACTTATCTGGCTTATCAATTGTGAAGTCGCCAGTGAATACTCTAGTGTCGACCAGAGATTTTAATTCAGGAATCTGTTCAACTACAAAAGAAGAATCTTTTGTTCTTTTTATAATAGTTCTATGCCCTTTAGGCGTAGAGACAGTTTCCATCACTAAATTTAGTGATCCTTCATGATATAATGCTTCCAGGAAATCTATGCTTTTCTCTTGAAAACATGTCTGTATTATGACATGATAAATAATGATCATATCTTTTTCTTTTTTATTTTTTGATATGATCTTATGATAGTGATTTATATAAGAATGAGCAAGTTTAAACAGAGTAGATATTTTTACCGGTTGTTCACTTATATAATAAAAGATAGCTGGAAATAATTCGTCTGATCTCAATTTTAGATATCTCGGCAATTGTTTTAAAGATTTTAATACCATTGTTCCATTCAATATTCTCACATCAGGCATTTGTGCAGTTGTTTTGCAGTCCTGGATTATAATACTCCTACTAGTAGTCTTAATTATTATATATACTTTGATCAAATTGTTATTGATCTTATAAACATAAACTTTATTTTCTGGATGATGATTTAAAATCTGTTCTATGTAGCTTGCATTTAACTTTTTTAAATCTATGAAATCAATAATAATTATGTGGTATTTTGCTTCATAATACTGCATTGCATCTACTAATAACTTTAACATATCTACATCATCTAGATTTACTATATGTAGTGAGTTGACTGGATGTGTATGATTACTCCAATAATTGTAATACTGCTTGGAATACATGTTCTGTGTACATGCTATATATTTTTCATCCCATGTTATTTGTTTTCCAATATACTTAGCCAAAATACTTGGATACAATAAACCAATGGTTCCTGAATAAGTTGATTCAGTAGGTTGAAATGGAGCCACCATAAATTGTGCATCATCATAATGATAAATTAATGTATCGATTAATCTTCCTGTTTTATCATTTGTTACAAAAAATTCCTTAAATGATCTATTTAAAAATTCAGTAGGTATAATATCAATCAAACCGAATCCTATATAATCTTCTAATGATAGATGTTTTAACCAATATGTATAATTCAATCTATCAGTATATCTCCATTGCACTTCTTCATGTTTAATTAAAGAACCTTTTTCTTTTAGTAATATCTGAGTCCACCACGGAGTATATTTTTCAATTTCTACTTTCCTAGATGGAGTATATTGTATGTCTTCCTTTATACTTATTTTCTTCACTAAGCCATCTAATGATCCTAAACTTGTTTTAGGATATAACCATTTTTGCATAATTGTTATTTTGCAAAGATGATGTCCAGTGATATAATCTATTAAATCAGATAATGTTTTGTTTTGCATTGTCGGTGAGATCAATTCTTGGATTAAATAGGCACATTTAGAGCAAGGTTCTGTTAAAAGCATTGCTTCAATATAATAATAAATCAATTGCATATTAATTGGATCTGGTGACTGACTACAGAATATAAGCTCTGTAGATCCTAAAATTAATTTTCTGTCTGTCTTCATTAAAATAGTAATCAATAGCTGTTTATAAAAATTGATTCGATGTGGATCTTTATTACTTGTTAGCATATCATCCAATTTTATGATCCATGTATGTCTATTTAATAGTTTGGCCCAGACCTTATAATCGGAATTGAATAATCTCAGATTTTTTATATCGTTATATCCTAAAGATTGTATTTCTTTTGCCACGTCATCATATGATTGATTTGGATTGATCATTAACCCGCTTGTTATTTTCCTTAGATGGATAGATATAATAATATTTCTGAGACAGCCTATTAATATATCATATGGATCTACAACATATAGCCATACCAATTGAATGCTTTTTGATGCTCTTGATTCTATTTGATTATCGTTAAATTCGGAATTTCTTTTCACAGTCAACATTTTTGTCCCGATCAATCTACTAGCTAATTTGTGCGTTTGCTCATCAGACAAGAAGGCAGTAGGGATCTGTACAATCGTGGACAATATGTGATCTTTCTTTTTTCTGTCTTTTAATTTCTCTGCTTCTACCCAAATAGCTTTCGTCTGATCTTGTATTGGAAATATTTCATCATAGTTAGCATCATCTATTTCTGGCTTTTCTTCATCCACTGGCCTAATGCAATGAGGACAATGTAGTACCATTGCTAAACCACTTTCTGTATCATTACTTCCAGATAGAATTTCATGTATGAAGTAATTACTGCACATTTGAGTGTAACATAACGATGCTTGAAAATGTAGAGTGACATTTTTTGATCCACGAGAATATTCAGTCAGTGTGTCTGTCGTTATAAATGTATATGTGGCTAACTGTGTTGATGATGCTAACAATCCTCCGTGTTTTGTTACTTCATCTTGATATCTATGATCAGGTGATCCGGATACATCCATGTCTGTTTCATAATTAATAGTTAATTTGTAATTTGTCACACTATTGTATATAACATTTAACATTTTATAAAGATTTGATTTCACTAAGATAAACCATTCTGAACATGCAAACAGCTTCATCAATTTTTTCAACAGAGGTTCAGTACTCTCTACAGTGTGTTCTTGATGTGGAGCTTTATTTTTAGTTTTACTTCCTAGATATCCTGTATATGGGCCAGTTTTCAATAAGCAATTTCGGTTGTAGGGTTGTATCAACCTCGAAAAAAGAGCAGATATAAATCCTCTGTAATGTTGTCTATATTCGGAAATGTTAGACATTTTAACTGGCAAAAATATCTCTGCTGGATGTGGAGTAGTAATACCATATAATTTTCTTTTCCATCCTATGCGTCTCAATTCTTCTGCATGTTCTCTGGAGCATCTTGGTATAGGCATATCTTGTGTCTGATATTCTCCTAATCTCCAAAAAAGTGAGGTGTAATAATCTATCTCTGATTTTTGAAGCTTTAAAACGATTGATTCTTCTGAAGTTTGTATAATTAGTTTCCTTATGGTAACAGTACTACTTATTTTATGAATGGCTTGCATTAAAAAACCTACAGGTGTTGCAGATAATAAATCATGTGCTAACTTTGGCCAATATGGTGTCATTGTTGCTATTATTTCGTAAATTTTATCCTTGTTTTGTTTTTGCAATAAATCTGCTATTTCAAGAAATGCCGGATTTGTAATTTTGGATTTATCTCGAAACAAATTTTCTGCTTCAGAATTAATTACTCCGAATCCGGATGTTGGCAGAATTAAATTGATAGCTGTAGGATCCTGTATGAGCATTTCCATCGATACCTCTGGTAATAATGGAGGATACATCATAGCAATAAAATCAGTATCTGATGTAGCTTGATACATCTTTTTTAAATGTGTTAAATTTAATGTCAGCGGATCAGGAAAGCCTCTATCATGTAATGCCAACCAATTTGTAGTTGAATAACCTCCTAAGACTCTTGGAACGTTTAATATTTTACTTATTTTCCTAAATGTGATAGTCGTATCGTTGGCTGTATGTGTTAATTTGTCTCCTGATTCTGGCATCTTGATAGAAAATTGTGATCTTCTGTCTATCATGGCTTGATGTAATCCCTTGCCACATAATGGCGAATATAAAGACATACTGTATACAGCTATTAAACCTTCAGTTTTTTGAATCATCATTGGTATTATTCCTAATATATCAGACATGGCAGCGGTTTGAACATTTGCTGATATTGTACTCAAGCTATTGTCTAATGTCATGGTTGCATCATTACTTAGCCAAAAAGATCTTATACCTTTTTTGAGTGACATACATAGTGGAACTCCTTGAAAATAAAGATTCTTTCCGTATGCAAATAAACTATGAGATTTCCAGGTCTCAATTTCTTTCAATGGTAATCCTACCGCACTAGTATATTCAATTAATGTTTGCCAGAATTTATCCATCTTCTTCTTGATATCTTCAATTTGTGCCTTTCTATCTAATCTTTTGTTGACTAAATAATCAACCACCATCACCTGATTGTCTCCTTGACCCATCAATCTATATTTAACATTGCAAGTGTCAGCAACCAATGATAATAAAATTACTGTAAAGATTGTCCAGCCTTTTTGGCGTAAACCTTCAAAACCTCCCAAATGACCTATCCATGAATGTATATAATCTACAACAATTTCTAGTCCTCTTACTTTTGGTAAGTACGATCCATCAGCTAGATAGATTATAGATTGTTCAAATATTTCATGTGTCATTGTATACAATTTGGGCGATCCGAATAACTGACCTAGTAGCTTAAATAATCCATTTACGGCATCACCTCTCATATTTAAATTCCATTTGTTGAAATCTAAATTATACACCACTGTTACTACGCTTGTATCAATTTTTAAATTCTTTGCTGTTAACCTAGATGTTTCAGTCATTTTCTTTTGTAATTCCAACAGATCGTCTTTCATAGTAATTGCAGGCAAATATGTTAATACATGATCAGATAACATTTGTTCTGTTAAAGTGAAGTATAATCTCAATGTCAAAGACATTAAGGCGAATAATCGAGGTTCTGTTTTCATTTCTCTTTCTTTCGGGTATAAACCTATGATTAGATAATCCAAAGGCACTTTACCATTAACAATATCTCTTAACAGATCCGCAGGTGTAGCATAATTTGATTTTAACCAAGCCAATATAGCTCTTCGTTTTGTAGTGTCTAAAATACTAGAACATGTTTTTATATTGTTGATCAAATCATATCTTCCAAGAGTGATTGCTTTATCAGATAATAACTGTGATAAATTGTATGTTGCAGGTATTGCAAATGTTTCGCTGACTTCAATTAAATCCCAATGCTCTAATGCGTAAAAAGTACTGTTCTTATTAAATGTTGAATTGTTTAACAGTCTAGCAATGAGATATGTTTCTTTATATTCTTCTGGATAAGTAAATTGCGGATACATTCCATTTTTCTTATGATAATCAATGAAGAACATCTCTTTAAATTTGTGCCCTATGGAATGTACTACCGTAACATCAACTACTTTTGGTGTTGTTGCGATTGTCATGACTTTTTTAAGTCCTTTAATCACGTTGACATATGGATGACCCCAGATTCTATATAACCCAAAATATTGACTTATATAATGGATATTTGTTAAATCTGTCACAGTAGAGATCCAATCAGACACGATTCTTACGAATTTGCCATTTAACTCATTTTTTACACTTTCTAATGTGGACAACATAAATTCTGATGTATTTAAATAATCTGATTCTTCTAATGATAATAATTTTCCACTACACAATGCTTCATGATGTTTAAGTATAGTATATCCATCATTACCACAATGATGAAGTATTATATCTCCTTTTTCTAACCAGTTCCTTACTGTATATAAAGGTGGATAATATAATGGTTGTAAGATATGTCCTATAAACGTACTGTATGATAGAATCCATCGTTCTGTTAATTTATCTGCTATTAATAGCATGACATTTCTAGACCACACATAAACTGTATTGCTGTCTAAATGTACAGCTAACATTATGTAACTTCTAGTGTATAAAGTGATATTTTCGTTCCAATTCGTAGTTATCCACTGTGTTCCTGGCACATAAGTCCAGTGTTCCATATGAGCAGGAGGTGTATTGTTTGACAGGATACTCCCAGTATAAACTACTGCTTCTTCAAAAACATGTCTAGATACGCTTAACCAATTGTATTCTTCCACAAAACTAGGAATTTCTCTCTTGATATTTTCTATCTTGAATACTAAACCACTTATCTCTGGTACATCAGATGTTGTTACTTGCATTATTGTCTCGTCTAGTCCAAATGCTAATTGTGTTGTTGCATTAAGTTCACATTTGTGTTTTATACAGGTAGATAAATTCCACATCATTGCAATCCAAATTGGTGTAAATTCATGAGTGTAATTGCATCTATTGTATATCTTAGTAACTGCTTGAAAATTATCAAATTCCAATTTTTCTTTCCGATACGCTTGTGAATAAGGCCAATTGACTGTCTTGAGAAATCCTACTTTTGAAGGTAATAAAGGAGAATCTAAATGATAACCAATTAATGTTTTGCCTGATTCGGTATAAATTTCTTCATCAAGATGACAATCGAAAGCTTCTTCATATTTTCGTTTTGACATGATGATAATAATGAAAGTAAGGTCAACAATTTATTGTTAATTATTGAGATTACCCTTCTTGAAAGTAAAAAGATTGTTTCTTGAATTTACTGAATAATTTGTAATTACTGAATATTGAATGTTGAATTGAAAAATATTTTTAATGTTGTCTTTTCTTTGCGAGGATATGCGGGAGTTGAAAACAAGATCCCATATTGAGTGTATTCAAGATTTCAAGTATGAATCAAATAAGAAATAAATTCTCATCATAACTTAGGAATCTGAAAAAAAAG